ACTGCAATTCGGTGGTTTGTCGAGTCTCTCGAACTTGACGAAATTGACTTGATGTATGGTGGTGAGAAGATTTGTTATAATCTGGGTCTTCCCTACTCTATGGCAAACATTTTTGACGAGACATGCAAGAAACTTCTTGACAATGTTGATTGAATCTGGTAGTATATAAACATGATGAAAAAAGACACACTCGCAAAACTCCTCGCAGAAGAGGATATCTTCGTGGTTCACAAGCAGACTCCTACTGCTTACTTTGACGTGAAGCGTCGTGAACTTGGTCTTCCTATCTGGAAAGATGAGGAGATGACTAACAACATCTATGACCTGATGGTATGTCATGAGATTGCTCACGCACTCTGGACGCCTCTGGAGATGATGGAAGAGGTCGTCACTCGCAATCTCAACAAGGGTGTTGTTAACATTCTTGAGGATGCTCGCATTGAGAAGATGGTCCAGAAGAAGTATCCCGGCTCTGTCGGTATCTTCAATCGTGGATACGCAGAACTCGGCGAGAAGAATTTCTTCGATGTCGAGGGTGAGGACATTTCTAAACTCACTGTCATTGACCGCATCAACCTGTTCTTCAAGAAGCAGAAGGGTGTGACGTTCTCTGATGAAGAGAAGGTGTTTGTCAAGAAGACTGCCGAACTCGAAACTGTCGAGGACGTTCTGACTCTCGCAGAAGAAATCTACAAGTGGATGGAAGAGCGTTCCACTGAGGAAGAAAACTCTGATGGTGAGGATGGTTCTGTTGGTGACACTGGTGACACTGGTGAGTCCTCTGAGGGAATGTCCTCTTCTTCTGAAAAAGGTGAGGGTGAAGGTAAGTCTAAAGAATCAAAAGGTGAAGAAGATGGTGACGGTAACAACAATGCTCCTGTTGGTGACAACGGTGATGATGACTCCGAAACTGGTGTTGGTGAAACTGAAGTAGATAACACTGAGGGTGGTGTCGAGTCTGACGGTACTGGTAGTGTTCCTGTCAAGACTGACACAGACTCGAACAATGCGATTGACAAGTTGCGTGACGAGACTGCTCAGGACCGCATGTATGGTCGTATTGCTCCTGTTCCGGCAGACACCATTGTTTCCTTCAAGACTTGCCTTGAGGAACTTGGTTCTTGGTACAATGGTTATTCTGATGAACTCTATTACCGTTCTACTCTTGAGGAAGTAACTGAACTCAAGGCTGCATCCAAGAAGACGGTTGCATACATGGTAAAAGAATTTGAGATGAAGAAGTCTGCTGACCAGTATGCTCGTGCGGCAACTGCCAAGACTGGCACTCTCGACATGGGTGCTCTTCACACCTACAAGTTCAATGATGACCTGTTCAAGAAGGTAACTACTCTGCCGGGCGCAACAAACCACGGTATGGTGATGGTTCTGGATTGGTCTGGTTCCATGTCTGACAATCTGATTGGTACTCTCTCACAGTTGTACAATCTGATTTGGTTCTGCCGTCGGACACAAATTCCTTTCAAGGTCTATGCGTTCTCTGATTGTTATGGTCGTGTAAATCGTTTTGATTCAAATGAAGATTCTGAAACAACGTTCGAGTATGGTGAGATTGAATACAACCAGTTCAAACTGTTGGAGTTCTTCTGTTCTGACATGACTGGCAATGAAGAGAACCGCATGATGCACTATCTCTGGATGGTTGCCTCTCGTTGGATTTATCGCAATTGGAATGAGAAGGGATATCCTATTGATGGTCCTTACAAGTACCAGCTTGGTGGTACTCCGCTGAACGATGCAATCATGGCAATGACTACGATTGTTCCCAAGTTTAAGAATGAAACTGGTGTCCAGAAAGTCAACACGATTTTCCTGACAGATGGTGCCTCAAGTCGCCACCACTACATTCGGGATTACAACATGGTTGATGGCAATGACGTTGAGCGCAATCTCTATGGTCGATACAAGACGATTGTTACTAATCCCAAGAACGGTAAGACCTACGAAATGACTGGTAATACCACCAATGACTTGCTTCGTATTCTCAAGGACTCTATGGATGGTATGAACCTAGTTGGGTTCTTCATTGCGGGAACTGGTCGTTCTGGACGCATCGACAAACGGACCATTGCGTATGCCACTGGTATCAGTGTTTATGATGATAAGATGAAGTCCATGCTAAAACAAGTGAATAAGGACAAGTATCTCGCAGTCGAGGGTGATACCACTGGATATGATGAGTACTATCTGTTGCAGGGTGGTCGCAATCTGGAAGTCGAGAACGAGACTCTCGACAATGAACTGGTCGGTGCATCCAAGGCAAAACTCAAGTCTGCCTTTGGTAAGATGACTAAGGGTAAGGTTCAGTCTCGTACCCTGTTGAATCGGTTTGTGAAATTAGTTGCATAATAGGGGTTGACAAATGTTCCCCGATAGTGTACTATGTATATATGATGAGAAAACAGACAGAAGGAATGACTATGTATCTCTCACCTCGTAAGAAGCTCTTTGTTGATACCGCTGCCGAAATGTTCGGTGAAGGTGCAATCATTACCAAGGCACAGAAGGCGGAGGCTGCCGAGAAGGCAGGTGTTCCGTTCCCAACGTGGTTTGGTAAGGACTACACTGTTGGTTACAATGCGTACAAGTTGCCCACTGAGGGTGGTTCCGTAGTTGCTCCTGCTGCTGTAACTGAGGATGCGTCTGCTGTGGTTAACCTTGTTGCAACAAATATGAATGACCAGAATTTGGTTCCTTCCAAGTTCGAGGGTTTTGTCTCTTGGGGTAACTTCTCTCTGATTGAGAAAGTCGTCAAGTCTGGTATGTTCTACCCCATGTTCATCACTGGTCTGTCCGGCAACGGCAAGACTCTGATGGTCGAACAGGTTTGTGCCAAACTCAAGAAGGAACTCATTCGGGTCAACATCACCATCGAAACTGATGAGGATGATCTGCTTGGTGGTTTCCGTTTGGTGAACGGTGAAACCAAGTTCATGCCTGGTCCTGTGATCGAAGCAATGGAACGTGGTTGCACTCTTCTGCTTGATGAGTGTGATCTGGGTTCGAACAAGTTGCTCTGCCTGCAGCCGGTCCTTGAGGGTAAAGGTGTTTACCTCAAGAAGATCAACAAGTGGGTTACTCCAAAGGATGGTTTCAACGTCATTGCCACTGCCAACACTAAGGGCAAGGGTTCTGACGATGGACGGTTCATTGGAACCAACATTCTAAACGAAGCGTTCCTTGAGCGGTTCGCAGTCACGATGGAACAGCCCTATGCCTCTGCGGCAATCGAGAAGAAGATTGTTCTCGGTTCCATGCAGAAGTATGGTGCTGTCGATAAAGACTTTGCAGATAACCTTGTCACTTGGGCAGAGGTTATTCGTAAGACGTTCTTCGATGGTGGAGTTGATGAGGTAATCTCAACTCGCCGTCTGGATCACATTGTGAAGGCTTTTGCCATCTTTGGTGACAAGATGCAGTCCATCGAACTGTGTGTCGCTCGTTTTGATGAAGACACTAAGGCATCATTCCTAGACCTCTACACCAAAATTGATGCTGGCGTTTTGACCAGTGAAGATATTGTTACTGAGGATGCTGAGGAAACTGCCGAAGTTGCCTTCTAAAAAAATTATGTGTGGGGGTTGAAATTTTTGTTTCAATCCCCATATATAATAAACGATAACGCCTAATGGGTTATCATATTAATCTTGCTTTTAAAGGAGATACCGATGAATAAAGCACTAACAATTTTCGACAACATCAACCAACTAACACCCTATTCAGTAGGTTACGATAGGATGTTCGATACTCTAAAGAGATATGTTGATAATAACCCCTCGTCTACTACGGGATATCCCCCATATAACATTCGAAAGGAAGGTGATTACAACTATGCCATTGAGATGGCACTAGCTGGATTTTCCCGTGAGGATTTAGAAGTAGAGGTTTCCGATGGTGTGCTAACCGTCCGTTCTGTGAAGGATACCACTGATGATGACACAAGTAATATTTACCGTGGCATTTCCTTCCGTAAGTTCGTGAGGAAGTTTACTATCGCTGACGATATTGTTGTCAAGGGTGCTAAGATGGAAAATGGAATGCTCTCCATTGACCTAGAACGTGTAGTACCAGAGGAAAAGAAACCTCGTCTTATTGAAGTAAAGTAATTTTGTACAGGTGAGGGGGCGAATCGCCCCCTCACCATTTTATTATGGAGAAAATATGAGAAAGAAAATCTCTTACAAGTATGATGAAGACAAAGCGTTGGATGAACTCAAGAAGTATATCGACGCAACGTATGATGAACACTATAGCAAGAACAAGTTTCAGGCTACAGAGTTCATTATTGATGGTGGTCATGGTGAAGGATTCTGTATCGGCAACATCATGAAGTATGCACAACGATATGGAAAAAAGAACGGTAAAGACAGAAGTAACTTGCTAAAAGTAATTCACTATGGTATTATCGCTCTATACATTAATGAAACAGAAGGTGACAAATGAAACTAACTTCGAAAACAATCTCAATCCTAAAGAATTTCTCTACAATTAATCAAAACCTAATGGTGAAGACAGGTAACACTCTCTCCACCATGTCTGCAATGAAGAACATCGTTGCACAGGCAGAGGTGACAGAGACATTCCCACAGGAATTTGCAATCTATGATCTAAACGAATTTCTATCTGCACTCTCTCTATTCGAAGAGCCAGAACTGAACTTCCAAGATCAGTATGTTACAATCACACAAGAAGGTTCTCGTAAGAACCTCAAGTACTGGTTCTCTGATCCAGAGGTTGTGACAAGTCCGTCCAAGGCAATTGTGATGCCTTCGACTGAGGTAACATTCAATCTATCCAGTGATACTCTGAGTGAAATCCAGAAGGCTGCATCAGTTATTGGTGCTCCTGATATGGCACTTATCAATGGTAGTCTGATGGTTACTGACAAGAAGAACGATACTGCAAATGCATATGAAACTGGTCTTGATGCAAATGATACAGATGTGGATTATAAGTTCTGGTTCAAGACAGAGAACCTAAAACTTATTGCTGGTTCGTATGATGTCGAAGTGACATCTAAGAATATCAGTCACTTTGTAAACTCTGCTGTAGGTGTCGAGTACTGGATTGCTCTAGAGCCGGAGTCAAAGTATAATGCCTGATACATTTCTTTAGGTTGAACAATACCGCCCAAAGACTGTTGATGAATGCATTCTACCTAAGACTTTAAAATCACAACTACAGTCTTATGTGAATAAACAGGATATCTCCAATCTGATTCTTGCAGGTGGTCCAGGCGTGGGTAAGACAACTGCTGCCCGTGCGATGCTAGAACAGATTGGTGCTACCTATATGTTCATCAATGGTTCTGAGGAGTCTGGTATTGATGTACTTAGAACCAAGATTAAGAACTTTGCGTCTACAGTCTCTCTTGAGGGTGGACGCAAGTATCTTATTCTGGATGAGGCAGACTATCTAAATCCACAGTCAACTCAACCAGCCCTTCGTGGGTTCATGGAAGAGTTCCATAGTAACTGTGGGTTTATTCTCACCTGTAACTACAAGAACAAACTGATTGCACCCCTGCACTCTCGGTGTGGCGTAGTGGACTTCACTATTCCTAAAAGTGAGAAGGCGAGTCTTGCACATCAGTTCTTTCAACGTGCAGAGGTGCAATCAGTTTATTCTTGTAGTTACAAGTGAGAATAAACCCGCAGTTACTATGGAACTCTTCCATGAA